CTTCTTGTTCTTCCCTTAATTAGTCCTTTTGTATTAGCAATTTTAATTATCTCCTCACATTCTTCTTTTGTAAAAGCATCATGACAGTAAGAGTAAAGAGAAACTTTATCTAATCTAAAGTTCCAAGAGGAATTCTGAAATCTAATTTTTTCTTTCATTAAGTATTATTTCTAATACTATATCTAATCTAAAGTTCCAAGAGGAATTTTGAAATTTAATTTTTTCTTTCATTAAGTATTATTTTAAATACTATTCTATTGCATCCCAACTTTGATTTTCTTCATTCCATCTATAAGGTTGACCATCTGTAGGCATAGGTATTGGAGTTTCCCATTGACAAGTGTCTTCGTTTAATACCCAAGAAGCAAAAGGTTTTATTGGTATAAAAGCATCTCTGCTTTCATCATAAGTAAACCCTGTTCCAGCAAAATTTTTTCTAAAAGGTGTTCCCCCTAATCTATGAGTATTAGCAACAGTGTTATAAGATGTTTGTTTCCAAATTGTATCTTCACCATAAAGACCTTTTAAAAAAGTTATACCAGCTTCTTCAGTGGGTGCTTCATTGTTATGAACAACTACCACTCTTACTACAGTATTATTACTTGAATTTTTTAATTGAGCAAAACTAGCCATTATACTGTGTAACTTCCTGATCCTGTAAATTGCATTATTGTATTTGCACCTGATGTTGTAACTGTTGGCGAACCTGTTGTAGTTGATGAATATTTAGCAGTAGGCACGCTTATTACAACTATACCTTTTCCGCCATTGCCACCTAATGATTCACCGCCTACGCCATGAGTTCCCCAAGCTGTGCCGCCTCCACCACCACCAGTGTTTGCAGTTCCAGGAGTTCCAGGGTTAGCGCCAGGAGCGCTTACTCCAGATGCGCCGCCACCTGATCCGCCTGATCCATTTGGACCATTCCAAGAACCGGCTCCGCCTCCTCCAGCATAAGTTACTGAAGAACCTGTAATTGAATTTGCTGCACCAGCTCCACCATTACCTGCAGTAGTTCCTGATGCATCGGTTCCAACGGCACCAGCGCCGCCGCCTCCGCCACCAGCTCCAGGATTTCCACTTTGTCCTGCGCCACCAGAACCAGTTCCGCCGTCATTTCCTTGACTTGGAGATGTGCTTGGAGTGTTACCTGAACCAGGAGTTAATCCACCTGCTGGGTTTCCATTTCCTGTACCACCGCCCGAGCCACCAGATTTGGCTGGTCCATATAAATTACCTGCAGCGCCACCGCCTGTGGAAGTTATTGTTATTAATCCTGCAGCTGCTCCTGAAATTTCTGAGCTGCCGCCGTTATCGGGACCGGCCGACGGACCAGCAGCAGCACCATCACCAACTGTGACTGTGATTGTGCCTCCAACTTTTACTGTTTGAGTGGATGTTCTATATCCACCAGCTCCAGCACCGCCGCCACTAGTAAAGCCATAACTAGAATTACCTCCGCAACCACCACCAGCTACCACTAAAAATTCAGCATCGTATGTTGGAGCTCCACCACCGGAACCGAAACCTAAAGATTTATATCCGAATTGAATGGCCATTAGTCCTCCTATTATGCGTCGTTAGCTGCGTCGGTAGTGATAAATAGTTTAATACCTAGTAATCTACAATCTCCTGTATATGTGTCACTGCCGTCTGATGCGTTTCTGAAAACTTGAAAAAAAGTTAAATCGTCATCAGCTGGAGTTCCTGCAATTGTAATTGCTCCACTTGCTGACGAAACTAATACATCTTCAACAGCTCCGCCACCAGCGTCTGTAACTTCAACTGCTGTTCCAAAAGCTATGTCTGCTGTATCATCGTTTGCAACTCCAACGCCTTGCAATCCTAAAATTACGTTTCCTGTATTTGTATTACTTGGAGACCACCAAAATTGAAAAGTCACTGTTCCTAAATTCCATGATTTAGGTAATGCTACAGCAAATTGTGCAAATTCATTTGTACCTGGATCAAAATCTAAAACTTTTAAATCTGGTCTAGTCGCTGTTGTTTCTACTTGTTGTGGGTCAGCACCGTTTGTTGTAGCGCCATACATAGCCGAAGCAGGCACCCATATAGTTTCTGTTCCTGCAATTTTTACTGCCTTTGTTCCTGATTTAAGAACACCTGTTCCTAATGGATTAATATTAATATCTACATTAGAGTCTGAAGATGATGTTGCAGAAACTGTTGGACCATTTCCAGTTGCTGCATTTGCAAGAGTAAGTTCATTGATTGCTGATCCAGTAGCAGTTAATTTTAATAATTCGTTTCCACCAGTATCTAAAATTGAAGTTCCAATTGCAGGTGATGTTAAAGTTTTGTTTGTTAAAGTTTGAATTCCAGAAGTGTCAACCACTCCAACATCAAGAATATCAGGGTTGGTTACATCATTAGCTGTCGCGTAAAGTAATCTTGTACCTTTGTCTGTAGCTGCAAATGTAATAGTATCTCCTGAACCCGATGCATACTTAAATTGAACTGTAAAAGAACCTGACGTTGAATTTCTTATGATGTACATTCTTTCAATGTCTAAAGGTATGGTAACAATTTGATTACCAGTTATTGTTCCTGTAAACTCAATCATGTTTTGTTGAGCAGTTCCGGTTGTGTTTCCGTCCACCACAGTTAAAGCTGTTGTTTGCGCTCCACCTGCGATTGATGTTTGATTAAATCCTCCAACTAATTGTTGTAATAATGTTAAATTTGTATTTGTTTTATCGCCCCATGTTCCTGCATTTTCGCCAGTAACCTGAAGTTCAACTCCGAGTGATGTGTATGTCGACATAATTATAAAATCCTTATATTGTTATATTACTAAAGTTAAGCTGCCAAATCAACCTCAGTCCAAGTATTGTTGACTCCTAAATCTACTTCATTCCATGGTGTAATATTAATTGACTGAAGTGTTGCAGTCAACTGTATGCCCGTTAAATCTACTGTAGCATTAGCATTAATTTCTTGTACTCCAGAAATAGACGTTTGTAATTGTGATCCAGTGCCCTCTGCTACAGAAACAGCGTCAGCAGTACCTAAAACAAAAGCTGCTCCTATGTTAGTTACACTTACTATAGCTCCTCCTGCTAAATCTTCTTCACCAACATTTGATTGCAATTGAATTCCACTAGGTTCAGCTAATGTTAAAGCTCCGACCTCTACTGGACCAACTGATGATTGAATGCCTATTCCTTGAGGTGCTGGATTTACGTCTTGTGCACCTACGGCATCGCCTTGAGATGATTGTAATTGTAATCCAAAAGGAGTTGCTATAAAATCAGCTACTGATTCATGTGCCTCACTTACTGTAGTTTGTAACTGCATACCAGATTGTTCAACAACAAAATCTGTGAAAGCAGATTCTTCACCAATATTAGACTGTAAGCTTAATGTACCTAATTCAACAGAGTATCCTACATTCCATCCGCCATTACCCCATTCCAATCGACCCCAACCAACATTAATTTCATTTGTGACAGATACACTAGGAGTCGAAGTTTGTAATTGTATTCCACCTACCTCTAACGTACCTGCTATACCCCAGCCTTCATTATTATTCCAAGTTTTTCGACCCCAACCTCTATTGGTTTCAGTTTCGATGCCTTCTTCACCAACATTAGTTTGCAATTGTGAACCTGAAACGGCTACAGTTGTATCTTGTAAATTACCCCAACCACCTACGCTAGAGTTCCATACTTGTCCACCCCAACCAAATTCTGGAAAGGCAGTTACACTACTTATAGATGAATTTAATTGTATACCAGTTACATTTATATCATTTTCTATAGTGCCCCAAGAATTTGTATTCCAACCTAATGCACCCCAAGTATTTTGAGTGATATCAATTTCTCCACCCATTCCAATACCGTGAATGTAACATGCGTAGTAAAAAGTTGTGTCACTTGCTGGAGTTACTTCTACGTATCTCGTTGTAGCTGCGTTAAATGTTGAGGTGTTAAAGTAATCAGCTTGAGATGCTGCACCATCAAGATAATAGCTGACACCAGTAGAATAAACGTTAGATTGTGGGCTTGAAGTTTGTGTGGCGAAAAATAATGGGTGATTGTCGTTAGTGTTATCAGATTGATCAAATCTTAAAGTTCCACTTTTGACCCAAGATAGATCTATATCTCTTGTTCCATCTAAGTAATAAACACTACCAGTTGCTCCTCCACCTAGATATAGGCTGCCCGTTGCTACGGTAACGGTGTAAGTAAGTTGTGCCATAACACCGGGCTCCTAATTATGCGATTCTTATAATAGCTTGTGTGTTATTTGGGTTAGGAAACTGAATCGTAAAAGTTCCTGACGTAGCTGTTTTATCTGAGCCAAAGTCCAATACACAAACAGATTTGTTACTGTCCGAAGTGTTATAAATTAAAGCGCCTCTTGCTGTTAATGTTACACCTGTAAAAGATAAGTCATTAAAATCTACGAAAGCCACTGTTCCTTGTGTTGAAACAAGAGCGTTTACTAATAATCCTCCACCTTGCGTGTATTGACCAGTGTCACCAACTTGGTTTCCAGAACTATCTCCTGGGTAAGCTGTTGTATCTGCTCCAATAGATGCTTGTGAAGTGTATAAAGCTAATTTAAATTTATCACCTGAAGTAGGTGTAAAGTTATGAACTCCTTCAAGAATTTCCTCTTTGAACGAGTTTGTAATTGCGTTAGTTGTTATTGCCATTTTATTCTCCTATAATTTTATGGTGATGGCGAATCGATTTTTACTCTCGGCACTCCATCAGTATACTGACCTCTACGTCTTGAACCCATTTGCTCAAGGGCAAAAGCCTCTAATGCTTTATCATACCTTGTTTTATATAGATTGTACATATCAAGGGGACCTTTTAAATAAGAAAAACACTCTACAAGCACTCCATATAATAAAAGATTCTGAAATTGATCCGATAACATAGTGGTAGTAGAGGAATCAAAATGTGGTGGGTTCTTAACATATTGTATTTGTATTGCTAAAGCTGAGGATGGTGTAGGTGCAACTATTATGTTTTTATCATTATATACAGCATAATATTTAGGAATCCCAGTTGATCCGTCAGGATTAAATTCTGCAATAAAAGTTTGATCTCTTTTTTCTAAAAATATTTCAGATCCACTATTTGTTATTTTAACAGCTCTTAAATATTTAAGATCTCCTGGAAGACTTACTGCTCTATTACTTGAAGTGAATGTTGAATTAGAATATTTTCTCAAATCACTATAGTCAACTTTACTAGCTATATCCAATTCTGTATTTGTAATAAATTGATCTATTAGGGTATCCGATAAAACAGTGCTACTAACTTCAGTGTAGTTTCGTACTTGTGTTAAAAAATTTGTGTATGTTATAGCCATTATGTTATTACTATTGTTACTGGGTTAACTAAAGATGTTAATTGTCTTCTTCTATTTTGTAGCGATGGATCTCTAGGCTCCATACTCTGTTGGCTAGTATCTAAACCATTTGTATTTATCTCTGTTGTAAAAGTTTCAAAAGCAAAATCTCCTGGTAAAGTTAAATTTGCAACACCTACAGAGGCACCTCCTGAATCAGAAAATGTGCTATCACCATCAACCAAAAATTTTTGAGATGGTTGTTGAAATTTTATGTTTCTTGGATTTTGTAAAGCAATTGCATCACTTACTGCATATCTTCTTCTTATTTGTGGTTGTTTTGGTTCATACTCTGAATAGTGAACTAAAGAACCATTCCATTCTTTAACCATTTCATCATATGGAAAAGCCATTCCTGATCTATCTGATATTGCTAATGATCTTCTGCCTGAAGCGTATTTTGCCATAATTATAATCCGTTAGGATAAAAAGATTGTGGTGTTATATACGTAGATGTTCTTTGACCATCTTCATCTAACGCCCTTTTCAATTCATCTTCATATATTAATTTATTTTGTTGCACTAAGTTTGGATTTTTTTTCATAGATAAGTAATATGCTAATCCAGAACACATACACGGTAAAAATCTGTAAGCCACATCAGCTTGATTGGTATAGGCACCCGCATCCTCTATTCTTTTGACTACATAATATTTTAAAGTTGTATAAGTATTCAAATCAGGCGCTTGATATAAAAATATTTTTGGTGTTGTTTCTCTTTGAACGTAATATTGAGAAGGTTGTCCAGTTGCAAGTTTGTTAGGTAAGGCTGCATAAGTTGATCTGTCAATTTTTGTTAACGA